TCCGGGAGAGCTTGTGTCCATACCAGCACGTCCGGGAGAGCTTGTGTCCATACCAGCACGTCCGGGAGAGCTTGTGTACATACCAAATGCGGCTGCCGGAGTAGTTTCCAATTCTAAATCAAGCGCTGCCTGAGTAGTTTCCAATTCTAAATCAAGCGCTGGTAGAGTAAATAGCCCCCCGTAGCCAGAATTTGAAGAACTTCCACCCAAAACGTTACATTTTCTGAAAGCGTTTGGTGCTACAATCTGAAGAATCTCATTTTGTATTGCGGAAATAAAAGTGGAGGGTGTATCTCCTTGTATTAGAAGTACGCTTTTGTCAGGGTTATTATTTGTTTCTCCTATCCCTAGGTGACTAAAAGGGGTTTGTGCTTGAGAAGCATCTCCATAAAACTTCAATGTTGTTATTTGAGCTATCGTATTCAACCTATGTGATTGTTGTTCTACTATTTCTCTATCAAAATATTTTATAAATTCGTGAAGTTCGCTAACACCGGGTAAAGACAATGTACTAGTAAAAAGAAACATTTTACTATTTTCTTCTGTTGGGACAATACATATCATCGTATTAAAAGCTATTTGCTCTCTGGCGAGACCTTCTTGGTGAACTTTAAACTGTCTAATGCGGTATATCAAAGTTATCCGCTCATTCCCATTGGCTGTTATTACCCGCAGAGAACCAGGTGTCTTAAATGTAAGTTTTACCGCTTGCGGAGCGAGTGTATTTCCTTCTCCTCGTCCTTTTATATTATTACCATAGGTTCTTAACCAAGCCGCAAAGTCAAGTCCGACAACGTGATCCTTGTCTACAGGGTCTGCGCCGAGACTTATAAGGATCCGCTTCTGTCTATCAGGAGGACCTTCTGGATCGCCGGCAGACGCACCCCTTGAAAGTATCGTATATTGTTCGCCCCAATTCAGAATATCATTTTTTTTAGAAGTATTGCGATAATAACTTTCAATTAAGTTAGGCTTATTGGCAGTTAAGTTCCAATGCCCAGCATCTCTTAGTACTCGTACCACAGTTTCGTAATCTACGCCCGTATAAGCGTGTATCATAGTGTCACCACTAAAAGTTTTAAATTCTAAATGCATATACAGACGACCTCCGTTTTTAGCGAATCTAAATGTTGTATCGTGGTAGCAGCTCACCACGCTTCTGCGTGTTCTGCGTGTTCTGCGTGTGACTGTATTATATTGAAAGGGTTCTCTGCCCTGTGGTGGGTACGTGGCATCATCATCATCATCGTTTACCAATTCATCAAGATACTGTGGCCATATTTGACGTGATATCAAGTCGTCGAGATTTCGTAGTTCTTGTTTATCGGCAGTGGCTTTTCCGAAAGGTCTACTTGATACTGCTTCATTTGCTCTTTTAACAAAATAAACTGTTTCACCGGTAGATGTTATTACAGGTCTTAACATTTCGGCGGTCACACGTTTTGCTGCTGTAGTTGCATTTGCGTCTGTAAAATTACTGGGTGCTATATAAGTATTTCGGCTCAATTTGGATATTTTTTGGTACATATTTGGAACGTCTTCCAATATTACAGACTTAGTATCAACTTCATCATTTGAATTATCTGAAATAAGATTTAACATAGATTGTCTTAACTGAAAGTTATTTTTCCCTATAACAATCAAGTTGAAATGAAATAGAATGTCAGCCATATAAGAATCAAAATGTTTCATATATAAAATAGCAGGAATAGCTCCTCCTCCTCCTTTCCTTCTCTCCCCCTGTAAACCCTGTATTACATTTTTTAAAGCGTTGGGGAATCTATAAATATCTAGCAAGCTACTAGCAGGATCTCTGCGGAATTCAGGCGTAGGAAAATATATTCTATAATATTTTTGGAATGAAAACGAATAAAATCTTACGGAGATGTCTCCTCTATTTCGTCCATCACTAAACTCAATCAAATTTTTTATGAAATCCGACAAGTACTCTTCCGGTGGTCGCCCTGGTTCTGTTGGGACTTCTTGTCCTTTTTTAGCGGTCTCTTTTGTGCGTTCTCCAATAAAATCGTGAATCATATCAAAAATCCGCATCATTAAAATTATAAGTTCGCTTAGCGCTTGCGGTTTTTCACTACGAGAAACTTGGTCCCCAGGTACCCCAACCTCTGACATAGGTCTAAATACGTCGATACCATCTGCGCTTTTAAAACAACTAGAGTTTTCTAAATGCCAAATAAATCCTAAATTTTTTAAAAGGTAGAGCGGTGCGTATTCAGGCTGTGGGGGGTGCGGAGGTGGCGCATTATAATAACCTGAAAGAATAGTATTAAATAGTATCTTAAATAGATTTGCCAAATCGCTTGCTGGTATAATTCCTCCTCCCTGCATTGCCTGATAAGAGGGCTCCAAGAGTGGATGTCCCATTTGCGTGGGGGTGTTTGGATCGTTCACTGTTTGGTATTTCCATAATAAGTATTCACTTCTGTTAATAAAATTCTTATTACCCGAACGTGGTCCTGTCACCTTAAAAATACTATTTCTGAGGTCGAACCTCTTCCACTTCAACCCCCACGGTTGGGTGTCACTGTAGTTGACAGGATTTTCTGCGGTAATCCAGCTAACATCATTTGGGGTCGGAGCATCAGCAGCAGCAGCAGCAGCAAGAGCAGTATCAAGAGCACCAGGAACGCGCGAAGCATAAGCAGCAGCAGCAACAGCAGCTCCAAAATTCATGGTTCTTAAATATTTAAAGTTAGTCTTTTTTTGTAACGAGTTAAGATGAGGATGAATTTCGATTAGAAATTTTATTAATTTTTTCTTCCCGTATTTTTTTTTAAGCTTATTAAGCATCTTTTATAAAAGGCTAGATTTTAAAATATTTGTATTAATAAATAATGAGTAGCAGCAGCAGCAAGACCAGCAAGAGCAGCAAGAGCAGCAGCAGTGGTAGTAGAAGTGCGTCTAAGGGCTCTCCCAGTCCTAGATCTAAGAGTAAGCAAGAAGTTTCTTTGAGAATGTTTCCAATGGCTTGCACTTGCACCCCTTCATTTGTAAATAGAACTAAAAAATCAGCATTTCTAAAGTTAGCGGAAAAATTAGGACTTGAAACAGAATACGAAGATGAGGATGGTGACTGGCACGATATGGATAAAACGGATCTCTGTCATGCTATAAATTCTCGTGCGTGGTTTCTAGGATTAAAACGTACTAAAGAGACAAAGAAAACTAAAAAAAAACACAAAGTGCCCAAGAAAGGGGCTCCCAAAAAACCGGCGCACAAAAGTTAAATAAATACCCCGTGGTCTATTTGGACCCGGGGGTATTGTATTTTAACAATTAACTATATTTTAAATTTCTCTTTTAAAAAGTTACAAAGTTACAAAGTTACAAAGTTACAAAGTTACAAAGTTACAAAGTTACAAAGTTACAAGTTTATTTTCAAATGTTCCGTAATTTTAAAATATTGATGCTTAGTAAAAGTAAATAGAATGACAGAACCCGAAATAAAAATAGACAGAGTTAAATTAGAAATAAGAGGCTCAAAGAAGCTATCCCTCGACGAACTCAAATCTCTATCAAGAAAAATAAAGCTAGACAAAGGCGACAAAGGCTTCGTTAAGGTAATGTACAAATACTACGGGAAAATAGCAGGCCTCGAAGAAGAAATAGAAGCCCCCAAAAGGTACGAACGCCCACCTCGAGAAATTCCATCAGGAGCCGCTTGCAACTATTGCGACCCCGATAAGGGCCCGCGAATTGGCCCAAACACCCACGAAGAAACCTGCGACAACCCTCAAATACCGTACCTTCTCGCCACCGCGGGATTTTTCAAAAAGGAACTCGTAGATCCAATCCCTGGCGTAGAGGGACCCAACACAACACTCGACGAAAGAATCAAAACAACCCCCAAACTCAAGGGCCTAAGAGACAGATGGATCGCGGGAAAACTAACCGAAGAAGACATCGAAGAAACTCTAAACAACGCCGTAACTCAAGCGGACGGAGTAGTAACTGTAACGAAACCGAGAAAGCCAATTCTCGTTACATACAGAGAAGTGAAGCCGCTGTCGGGAGTAGACAACAAAACTCAGGAACCGAGCGATTGGAAAAATGCAGTATGCGTTTATTACGTTTCGGAAACTGGTACCCGCACGCAGTTTAGGATAGACGGAGAAGGAAAGATAATGGTTTTGGAGTGCGAGTACGGCGTTTATCAGGACGGAAGCGCGGTTCGAGATATAACGCAGCGCATATCTAAAGTTGTTAAGGATTGGAAGCCGATGAAGAAGCCGGTTGTAGTGGATATGACGATACGTTCTTTTAAGATGGCGGAGGGGGTGATAGATATCGAGAAGTTGCGACGGGATTTGTTCCCTTTATCGGAAGCTAAAAAATATGTGAGTGCTGAGCACATAAAGGTTTTCCAGAAAACTGAGACGTCTCCGTTTAGAATGGAGTTTCAGGGGCCGGAGTTGGATTTTTTGGGTGACGAATCGATAAACGTTCCGATAACGCAGCGGCCTATTTCCAAGACGGAAGGGAGAATGATGATAAAAATGGAGCGGGAAAACGTGAAATATTCGCTGCAATTGTACAAAAAGGGCACTTCGCAATTTAACATAAGCCATACCACGAAAAACAAAGAAAACAAACTCACATTAAATAAAATAAAACCCGTGATAATAACTTTATACATGATAATCCAAAGCCTACTAATCGAAAAAAATACAACAACCCAAACTCGTACCAGAAGCAAATCATCCACCGTATCAGGTAATCCGCTACCAACCAGAAAAGAAACGTCGTCCTCCGTTTGCAGAGGCGCCAAACCCAACATCCCAAGCCCTCAACCCGCCCCGTATTCTTTTCGCGGAAAGTGTCCTTCTCCGGGACAAGTTATATTCCCGTTAGAAGGCGTAGAAGGAAAAGACGGAAAATATTATCCGTGCTGCGGTAAGCTCACGCGCACGGGTAAAAAGTCGGAAAGCGCCTACCGAAATCATTTGATAGAAGGTTTTCCGACGGAAGCCGCGGCGCGGGAAGCGGGAGTTCCCACGAGACCCGATAAAGAAGACAGGAAAAGCGGAGTTTTGCCTCGGGATTTTGACAAGAAGGGCACAGAGTTGAAAGTTAAGTTGCCCGGTAACTCTGAGCAAGGTTACGTTAATGTAAAGATGGTGGGTATGGAACGAAACGGTAAATTTACGGTGAGTACGAGCGGGGGTGGGACTGCGTTGATAAATCGCAGCAATATAATGCCAGAATCGAGATATAGGCTGGGGCTTCGCAAACTGTTAGAGCAGAGGCAGAACCAGTTGATAAAAGACTTTGGAAAGAGAAAGGGAACGCTATTGTACAGAGAGTATTTGTGCAGCGTTATATCTGGAGTGGGTAGAGTTTGTTCGGGAGGAGAGTCTACGTTGATGACGCAGGAGGAGGCCACGATTGCCACGGAGGGGTTGGGGTCGGTTCCGTTTTTCTATTTGACGTATATAGAAGTGCAGCGTCTCGTGAATCACAAATACGGGGTCGTGGCGTTTCCTATTTCTTCTCAGATAGTTGCGATAACAAAAGGCAAAAAGTCGGGTACCGTGACGTTGATAGATCTTCAAAGCGGAGAAACGAAAGAGGTGGAGAATTGGAAAAATTTCAAGGGTACGCTGGTCGGTAATCTCCACAAAAGCGGAGCCACAATGAAATTCGTTATATGGAAAATAGGACAGGCCGACAGTTCTCCGGGAACGGCGCCTTCAAATTGGCGAATCGAAAACGCGCTGGAAAGAGGCGGAATCGTGGAGGAGAACGTTATAGCTTTCTGCAACAAAAACGCCAAAAAATTGGACGAAACGACGCTAGTATTCGTTCCGATCCCTCGGGACGGATTCACGCCGAGCGGGTCCAGAGGAAGCGCCAACACTCCGTTGGTGTGGAGTCCGAGAGGGCAAGCGGGCAAGCCGGTTTTGACGTTGCAGTTGTTGGAGCAAATAGACGAAAACAAGCAGTCGGCGGAGTGGATTGTGGGAACGGAAAACGGTACTTTTCCGAGGCAGCTTTTGGGTAAGAGACCTAAATTGACAATTCGCATTAAAAAGAAGCAAATAGCCAACTTGGGCGTATTAAAAAGGGAGACGTCGGAAAGATACGTTAGCGTAGTGCCGCAGTTTAACAGAAGCGGGCTGCTTGACTCTGGGTCTCCGTTTGAGATAAGAGGAGTTGCGACGAAAGCGATGCCGAAAAGAACGTTGGAAAATGCGATAAATATGTTATTGCGGAGGCCGTCGGCGAAAGCTTTGACACCTGTTAAATATAAAGGCGGTTATGCTTGGAATATAGATGCAAAGTATTATATTTACGATGAAGAAAACGACCGTTTAGCATTGGCTGTCTAATAGAATGAGGGGGTGTTTTGAAATGTCGTTGATGTGTTCTTGGTCGAAGTTGAGAAAGTGTTTGGATTGAATGTATATGAAACATAAGAATTGGTTTGACAGACTTAAATATTTGCGTTTTTCTTCTATGAAAGCGTCAATATTTGATATACCACCCGTAATATAAAAAGATTTGGATCTGTATTCTTGGTTTCTGTTGTGAAAAACAACGGTTAATGCAAATCCGCTCACGTCGTATTGTTCGCGTTCTTTAATAAAATTATCTTTCGAAACATTTTCGGGTACGTTCATATTTTATGTATCCATTTTCTTTTTAAATCGTTATAAACCGCAATTAATATTGAAAATCGAAAAGTATCATGTCATTACTGCATTTATTGCATTTAACGGGTGTATTTAAATTGTTGCCTGCGTGTTCTGCTTTTATATCAACTTCGCACTCAAAACAAACGTACAAATAACCCCTTTCTAAATTATCGCTATTGCAATTACCGCAGTCGCACGACCACCAATTATCTGTGTTCGGTTGATGCAATTCTTGCAGAAATGAATATTCACATCCAAGGCAAATATAGCCTTCGTTTTTATTAACGATTCTTTTCATGCTATTTATCTTTTCGTGGCAATTTGGGCACGGAGAACTTAATATTTTGTTTAAAACGGTGAGAACAGGTGGAGTTTGGACTTGCATTTGTTAAAAATAAGGCTCTTATTTTTAAATGCTGCCGTAATTAATTCTGGTGTGTAGTTTTTATTTTTTTGCGTGTTTCGGGATTTTTTACGATTTCTTTTCTTTTTTTAGCGGGGTTAGAGGTGTCGCTCGATTTCCAGAATTTAATAGACACTGTTGTGTCTTCATACTTTTCTATCGCTGCTAAGGCGAGACCTTTCGTTTCCATGAAATCTATAATATCTTGTTCTGATATCGATAGTTCTGGAAATACTTTATAAGAAAAAAGAATAGAAACCATACTTAAATATTATTTACTTTTAAATTTTAAGTATTCATGTACCAACACGATGTTTTTATTAATAACACACCAGTTTCTTCAAGATGCACGAGCGCGCTGAGTTTTTCGAGTTCTTCGAATTCTTCGAGTTCCACGAGTTCGTTGAATTCTTCTGATACAACATATTCTTGGGGTAAAGAACAATGCGGTATTTTACATCAAGACAGCTGGGATCAATTTTGCGACAACATAGTTTATTGGATTCGAAAAATGTGGTGTTTTGGTTTAAAATCTGAGTCATGTATAAATGATACAAGAATTAAGACAACATAACAATCTCGACCTAATGACCTTCATTCATATCGTAATTCATTACGACGACTTGGTAAATTACCATATAGATGATGCAAAAAAAGAGGAACTAAAAAAAATCGCTCACGCCAAAATAACACACCAACTAAAACCATACCATCACAACCCGCTATTAATAAGCAGAGAACGCGTTAAAGAAATAAAAGTCGCCACAGGTAAAGTATTAGATAAGGCACTTGAAAAGGTGTTGACGACGAGCGATTATTCTGAAGTCCATGTATTGTCAGGAATTTATAACGTTTTGGAGATGCTTCAATACGAAAAACCAAAACTTACAGACGAAGGCAGAAAAATATTAGAAGAGGTGCATAAACGCCAAATGCGTATTTTTTTAAAGAAAAAAACAGGCGGCAAATATGGACCCATAATAGATATAGACCAGTATATTGGCAGGTTCGGCCTGAAAAAAATCTCGGTTAAAACTAAAAAACATGGCAACACCCAGATCAAACTCCCCAAATCCCGCGGCTCAACGCAAAACTGCTCCAACAATCGCGGATCAATCAGAAGAAAAAAAACCAACAGTGTGGCACCAACAACAAGTCTTAATTCTCAAAGAATGGGGAGAAAAGGCAGGAGGATACAGATGGATGCACGAAAGAGCGGCCGCTCGCTACAAAAAAATGCACGTTAGATTTAGCTTACCCGTTATCATATTATCAACACTAGCAGGTACCGCGAATTTTGCCCAAAGCTCTTTCGAGGGAGAAATGGCCGCTTGGGCGCCCAGCATCATCGGAGGCGTAAATCTATTAGCTGGTATGATTACAACGGTTGCGCAGTTCTTAAAGATAGGAGAGCTTATGGAAGGTCACAGAATGGCAAGCATTCAGTTTGGAAAGTTTTCGCGCTCAATTGCGGTGGAGCTGTCTCTTCCTCCCGCGGATAGAACAATGAACGGCGACGAATTTCTGGATAAAATGCGGACAGAGTTCGATACTCTTTTGGAACAGAGTCCTTCAGTTCCAACCGACCTGGGGCAGTTGTACCTTAAAACCATCAAGAAGTTGGAAAAGGAAAACCCAGGGTCTCCAAAAATATGTCTGCCCGAAATCCTGGAAGTCAAGGGTCTCACCACGTACATGCCAACAATAGAAGAAAGAGCTGGAGAAATAACGCAGCACGCCGCGGGAAAACTCCTGGAAAAGGGACTCATGGGAAAACTGAGAAAAGCGGAAAGCGAGGCAAAGGACGTCATTAATAAAGCAAAAACGTTCGCTCCAGCCGCCGCAGCCGTTGCCGGAGCTGCCGCAACAGCTCAAGCCCGCAAAGACGAAACGGCACGGGAATTGGCGGGATTGGCCACAGGTAGAGTTAGGGCGATGACGAAGATGCCAGCGGGCGTTGGTATAGAAATGAAGGACGTGATGGCTTCTCAGGACGTTCCAGAATCTTTGAGGACGGCCGTTGAGATGGGGGGGAAAGCAAATAAAATGGCGTCTATATTAAGACGCAGTGAGCCCAATTTATATGCTTCAACGAGTATGATGCATCCGCCGGGTGAAAATTTGACGGAAATGATGGGAGAAATGGCGGGGGATATAATATCTTCAAAGATAGAAGAAGGGATGGAAAGCGCAATGGGGGACTTGGAGTCGCAAACGGGTAGTTTTTTGAAGAAGATGGCGACCGCTGGTTCTAAAAAAGAGGAGAGCGGTAAATGAAAATAAATTTACAAATGCAGAATCATTCTAACGATTCGGATTAGTTCTCGGGGGTCTTCTCCGGGAAATGTCTCCAAATAAAATGAAGTATTGGTGCCATTTTCGGCATTTTCAAAAATGATATTAGTGTAACCTGTTACTCTGAATATGGTTTTTTCAACTACGCCTCTTTTTGACAATGGGCTGCTGGCCTTATTAACCAAAACCATCGGCGTAATGATAACTGGCGTATTGTATAAATAATCAGTGTCAATTTCGAGGTGCCTGCTTTTATTCACGGGCGCCCACGCCAATTTCCCCCCGTTATATTTTGGAACAACCAATTTATCTCCTGCTAAAAGTATAAATTCACCCTCTTCGTTTTTAAGCTCCCTTATTACAGCTTTAGGAAACCCCCTTTCTTTTACGCAGTCGAACATATTCTTTTTACCTGGGAATTTTATAACTATCTTAGTCTTTGCAGAAGACGGCTTACACATCGAATTTATACCTTTAGTTGTTTGACTGTTGAATACATCGCTGAAATGCTTTATTCTAAGCAGCTGCCGCCTTGTAAAATACGGAATAACCTTTTCCGGCTCTCGGCTAAATAACTTTTTCAAATCCACGGGATACAAGTAGCCGTTTATTACGCTCAACATAGTTCTGTATGCGTTCGCCTGTTTATCGTCTCTGAAGCGGACAAATTTAGTCGAAATCTTCTTAGTTTTAGTGTTAATATCCGTTATCAGAAGCTCCGCCACTAACGGCTCCTCTTTAAACCCTCCGCCTTTCACCACCGTCTTTTTGTTTTTGGGTCTTTCTTTTAATTTAGGAAGTCCTTCAGGCTTTTCAAACGCAAAAATCACCTCTTTCTTCTTCTTAGGGTGAGTAAGTTCAAACGAAAGGGCTTGGTTATTCCTCCCGCCTGGCATATCGTCTTTTAAGAGATTAACGTCGATCGTTTGTTGATCCTGGGGCTTCCATTTGTATTGGACGTTATCGCAGCGTTTCCAAACGCCAGACACGTACGGGCGAATGGTGTCGTTTATGATGAGTCCGTCTAACACTGGTTTAGAGAGATTAAGTTTATCGCAGTATTCCGCGAATTTTAGGCCGATGCTTGAGTACGGATCTCTGGCGCTGGCAAAATTGCTTGGATTGTAATACGGTTTAGGGAGAATGAAGAACCAGGTGTCGGGGTTGTTATCGGCGGAGCACCATTTCTTAATTTCGTCGTTGATAATGGCCTGGCGTTGGTTAAAACTGAGGTGCGTTACCATTTGACCGTTGAAGCTTAGGATGTCGAATATCCAATAAATTTGTCTAGTTCTTTTTTGACCCTTTACTTTTTCTTTTACGAGTTCGCCGTCGAGGATGCAGGTCGGGAATACTCTGGGTAGCGGAGTGTTACCGTTTGTGTGTTGGGGTTGAAAAACCCTGATGTAATTTTGGACGCCGCCTCTGTCTATGAAATAGGGTGTTTTAAGATTTTTTTTTTTGAGATTGCCGTCTAATGAGTCCAGGACGCAGAGGTATCGAACGCCGTCGACTTTGGGCGTTATTTCGTACATTTTATTCCAAATGCCGTAAACATCTTTGCGTTCTAAAGTTGCCGGATTGCCTCCTATAAATGTCTTTACTCCTGTTCTTAATTTGTACTGGTTTATAATTTTAGAGGAAACTTCTACGCGTTTCATTTTTATTAATAGACCCACATTTTTTTCAAAAGCAATCTTCATATTTAAGAAAATTTTTTGAGGAGAGCTTCTGCGCTATTAAAATCAGCCCCGTGGTCGCTCGGTCTATACATAACGTGGTTTGCTGCCGTGTGCGCAAGTTCGTGAACTAAAAGACGATGGTCGTAACGTCTTAGCGAATTTACATTAATGTAAATAATCCTATAAGAAGGTCTCAAATAAGGAACTAGACCACCTATTAATTTGCATACTGTGTCTGAACGTTCAATTACTCCAGTGCATTTATCGACATTTGGGCCTATAGGAAACGTAGTTGAAGAATCTTGGAGTGTTATCTCGTAAGGTTTGTTCATCCCGGAAAACGTGCTATTTTTCGGATTTAGCTCTGCGATTTTTTTAGAATTTTTGCCGTGGTGTTTCAGGACAAGTTCTAATTGTTTATTCTCCTTCTCGCTGTAGTCTTTTTTTTTCCTGGCGGCGATTTTGGCCATTATTTTATCGTTATTTTTTTGGTATTCGGCCAATATTTTTGCTATTTCTGTCATTTGACTGCTGGTTCTCCCTTTATGTTTGCAGACCGAATAGGATTTGCCCGCGTAGGTTATCGATTCGTAAGTGCTGCTATTTATTGGGTCGGGAAAGTCCCATATTTCACGCGTGCTATCTCCTTTGCGTCCATTCACGAGAACGTCCCATTCTGTTAGCTTTACCATTTACCATTAGAATAGATATTTTTTATTAATTCACTTAAAACAAAAAACATATATTACTATTAATAACACCATGTCCGTTAGCGCGTTCGAAGTAGGAGCTGCAAACCAATTCATACAAAGCCAAGCATCTAAAGGCAATCAAATTGACGACAGCAAAAATATCGAAACGTTATACAAAGACGGCAAAGAATATACATATCTTCTAACCATAACTGGAAAAGACAGCGAAGAATCGGTTACTATATCGCCTGGCTTCGAAAACGTCGTATCCGTTGAAGTCGTTCAGGCCCGAATCCCTTTCACCGAATACACCATCGAAAGTGACAGAAATACCGTGAATTTTACAGTCACCGGTTCCCCCGATACCTTCAGTATAACATTCCCAACCCAAGATTACAACAACGATACTCTAATGGAAATGTTCAACGCAAAGGCTAAAGTTCTTGGCAACTGGGGGCAAACAATACGTTTAGGAGAAGAGGAAGGAACGGGAAAATATTTCTTTTACACAGTTGCGTGTAACGCATCAGGTCAAATGACCAGTGAGGAAACAGACGATGCTAGTTGTGCATCTTTTACGATACTTCCCACAACAACTGCTTTTTATCCGTTGGGGCTTTATAAAAAACTTGGAGAATCCCCATTATCGTCTTCCGCGACGGACACGATTATTACAACTGTAGTAAATAGTACGTTAAGTGAAAAAACATATAAAAAACTGTTAAGATGCCCGTACCGTTACGATTTAATCGTCGGTGACATAGTAATGCTGAGATGTCCCGAATTGGATTCGTATTTAAACAGAGGTCACGAATCTGACAACGTTATGCCGTTAGGAGAGTTCTTCTTATCTAGTCCAGGTATGAACGAATCGACTTTCCAAAAAGATATACCAGATAGGCCGATAGCTCCACCGATGTCGTTAAATACGTTAACCTTACAATTTCAAAGAGATAATGCGGGGAGCAACGTTAGCGAAAAGGTTAATTATAACTTTCGTGGTGTGCGTTGGTTTATTAAGGTTGCGATAAAAACTCTGGAAATACCGAGTGCGAGTTCGTTGAGTACGAGATCGAAATCTAGCAATTATATGAATAGTGTAACAGAGGTGCCAGAAAACATTGGCGCTTTAACCGACGGGTTCAGAAATACTAATCTCTATGGGCCAAGAAGAACGGTAATGCAAGGAAATACTAGAAACGTCAGTTCGATGATGATTTCTCCCGTAGAATAAAAATAAAAAAATAAAATTAAAAATCTTAGTTTATTTATAAATAATGTCGTCGAACTCTGACAATCTTGGCGATACCTTTGATTATGAAAAGAGCGATAAATCCGAAAGCAGCAGTTCGCGCGGAATACGAAGCAAATCTTCTGGATCATTTAAAAAGAGGATAGAAACCTTAAAACAAAAAATAAAGACGCAAAAGGCTCAAGGCGAACCCACTGGTAGAGACAGTAGAACTTTGGACGCCTTGCTCTTCAAAAAGAGATTTTCCGACGAACAAAAAGATTACGTAATCTCTATAGAGAAAAACCCCAAAAGCGACGAACTGTACGCCAAATTGATTAAAATGGACGATATTGTCGACAAATATTCGTCCCAATACATAGACGGAACTATCGGCAAAGGCGAATACGAAATAAAAACAACAGAAAGTCTCGCTAACCTTAAAGATTTTCTGGGCACGCTAGAGCGTTACATTTCCGTGGATTCCGCGGCCAAAGAACTGCTCGGTGTAACAACAAAAACAGCTGCCATTAAAAAAATTAAAGGCATAAGAACGAAAAAAAGCGGAAAACCGCTTATTAAAGGCATTGAAATACCGCCTCTCGTTTTACCGGCAGTCCGCAGAATACCCACATCTCCGATAAAATATTCTTCATCAGATTCTCTCAGAGATAAGCCCAAAAAACCAGTAGATCTTACGAGAAAAAACTACAAAGACGAAGAAAAACCCTACGAAATAAAGTCCAGGAGAAAAGGGATTCCAAAAACGGAAAGGAAAATTATATCAAAGGCGGCCGGGCTAATAGCTCCCGTTAAAAATATAGACGAATTGCCTGACAGAGAAATAAAAAACTTGATTGACACGGAAGGATTATCAATGCCAACAATAAAAGACTCCAAACTACAGCTATTCGAAGCTCGTAAAAAACTTAAAAAATACTACGCCGAACAAAAACCCAGACGAGAATTCGTGGTTAAAACTCCAACTGAAAAAATGCCAAAAGTTCTCACTGCGGACTTTATGAAATTCAAGAAAAGACCCATCATTAGCGACGACCCCGTTATTACGGCTCGCATAAATAGAACCATACGCAAGTTTCCTCGTAAAAAAGGTGTTAAAGTTGCCCGAAAAACACGCGTTCCGCAACGCCCGCCCATTAAAACTATGGAAGTATTCGACCCTACCAGAATGGAAGTAGCCCAACTCAAGTGGGTGAAGGGCAAGGGTCTTATTCCTGTTAAAAAGTCGCCACTCGTGCCTAAAGCCGAGAATCGGGTGCAAACGGACAAAAAGGTGTTTGTTTACGACCCCAACGAAATCGAATCTTGGACCTGGGAGCCCGAAGACTCCAAATCAAAGAAGGAATTTAACGACTTCAAGAACAAAATACTGCAAGAGATTTCGTGGCAAAGTGGCAACAACCTATTCACTCTCGCCCACTCTATATCTTGGGCCCACGAATCTCTTCAGCAGAAGAGAAAAGAACATCTAAACTTGACAGACAAAAAAATGAAATATATTTCGCCAAAACAACTCAAGGCACGCCGGGACAACATGAAAGAAAACCAGAAATTCATAGAACACCTTATCAAAAAACGCAACCAAAATAAACCCGTCGTTGCTTCTTCTCCCGCGTCAATTAAAAGAGACATCCTTATCCCTGTAAAAGGCCAAATAAGACCTCGCGGCTCTAAGACAGCAGCTAAACGCGTAGTCCACAGGGTTCCCGTAAGCGTTCAGAACTATAAAATACCAGCGCACTACTCTCGGATAGACGCATTGGAAATTAAGGGCATTGCCGCTAAAGGGTTTAAACTCGCCGAAAAAAAGAAGTTCGTCATAACGAGAACTCCGGCGTGGGAAAAGATAAAGCCAACGGGCGAAGTTACCGTAGAAAATAACGTTACTTACAAAAATATAACCGAATCCGACCTGCAAAAATATCTTAGCGAAACCTATTTAGTGGGCTACAACAACACGAGCCCTTTTCACAAAGGCGCGCCGATATCTGTAAGTCTTGAAAATAGGGTGTATGCTTATCAAAGAGCGGTTGACCTGAGGCTTATTAGAGGTACGGTTAAAAGAGACGGCTCCGGACCTCCATCCAGAGACAACTATGAAATACTTAAGAGCGATATAGACCGCGAAATTACGCTAGGCAAGAATACGATGGATTACGGGGAGGGAACCAAAGACGCCGCGAAGCAGAAAATGGATAGAAAGTTGCGGGAAATAGACGAAAACATCAAGAAAATAATGGAGATTGCCAATTATAACCCAAAGCAGCATGGGGACGATAACAGGAAGGCTATCACGGACGAGCAGTGGAAAGACATAGTTATGGGAAAACGGGAAATGAAAGGCGTTCTAACGATCCAGCAGAAAGAGAATAATTACAAGCAAGTGGAGGGATATCTCAAGATATTGATATCTTACAGATCGAGCTTCTCCAAAAACAAAGTTTTAACCGCCAAACTTAACCACGTCATTTCGGAAACAAACAAATGGCTTGTATCCGAAAAAAGAGGCCAAACCAAAATAATAACGGCCACTAAAAGAAAAGGCCCCGCGGACGCCAAGAAACGACCCCTTTTCCTGCGCATCAAAAAATCAAAGAAATCTTCCACTTCAAGCTCCAGTCCAAGCTCTTCTTCCGCGACCACCGCCAGCAGCTCTTCTTCAAAAAAAAAGAAGAGCAATTCGTCCAGCGGAGCGTCTCCTCCTTCGCCGCCATCTCCGCCGCCGCCAAAAAAGTCCGAAAAAAAGGAAGAAACTCTGAAAGAAATGATAGACAGGCTGCAAAAAGAGAAAAAGGCTGGCGTGGCGCCAAAGCGCAGTTACCCGAAAGTAGTTAATGTGAGCAAGCCAGTGCAAAAAGCTTATCCAGGCGTCACGATGGAAGATTTGTTCGGACCAGACTTTTAGGGCACGCCAAGCACTTAAAAAAACTCAGCTGATTTTATCTAAAATGTGGAACCTCTTGCTTTATTCTCTGAATTTTAGCGCGGTCTTGATCGCGAACAAAAATTTTCACCGCGTAAACAGCGTGGCAATTGTGCTGCCTGGTATGAATGTCCCGTGCGAAGAATACATAGACCTCGGCGGTTCTCTTCAAATCGCGGGAAACAAAAGAAACATTTACAGCGACGTCATTATAGCAAACGTCTCTTCTACGTCAAAATACGACTATGAAGACGCCGTTTGCGAAATAAGAAAATACATCGCACAAGAGTACTCAATTACAACGCCCCGATTTCTCATAGGACACTCTATAGGTGCTCTCTTTGGAATACAACTCGCCGAAGAATGCTGCGACTTGCTCGTACAGCTCGGTCAAGTGTTTGCTTCGCAGATAAAGCTGGGGATTACCGACGGTAAAACTATGGAAGCCTATTCCAAACCAGTTTTGACGGTACTGGGCGAGAAAGATGCATTTTTAAATTATACGGAAGGATTTGATGATTTGAAGAGTACGGTTCTATCTCCGATGAAAATGCTTATCGTGGTGCCAGAGCTGACCCACATGCAGATGGCGGGCGGGGAGCTTACGGAATCCGCTAAGAAGTTGGGTATGGTGGAGCCGATATCCTCTCTGAACTTGAAGAATGCGCACAAAATTATTTCGAAGTTTGTGTTTGAGTTTGTGGATTCCGTGTATTACGACAGAGGGTTTTTCGCGATGAGAAATCTTCACGCGGCTAGAGTTAGGACGTGGGACTTTTATTGAGTATGTCGGCATCTGCAAATAAAGGTGCCAGAAATATGCAATATTAATGTTTGCCAGTATTAAGATGGCCCTAAAAATATTTATATCCCAAAACAAGTACGAGGGAAAGCGCAAGTACAAGCTCGACGAATCCGCGCAAAAGAGAAGGACTGTTCTGGACGCGGAAATAAATAACAAAAGCAAGATGGACAAGATAACAGTTCGTTCGGCGGCCCAAAAGAAGAAGGCCAGGCTGAACGCCTTGCGTATATATAGGAAGAATAGCTCTCCTGGGACTGCAAAATACAAGCATTGCAACGTCTTAACAAGAGACATGAAGTACCTGGACCGTAAATATTTGGCGGGAAAAGGTAAAACGAACGCCGTGTGCGGAACCCGTAAAATGTAACTTTTAGCAATTTTTCAAAAAATACCAGCCAGATGCGTCGTAGAGTTTGTGCGCTTGTAATTGTAAATAATGAACTATAAACGAAAAAGCGAAGGTATGTTCCCACCCGTAGAGATCAACGACAACGAAGACTTATTCCCAATAACGTTGCCTTCCTCTTTAAAAAGGAAGAGGTCTCAGTCTCCGCCTCCGTCTCCAATTGTGTCCGCAAAACGTATGGTATTCGAATCTATGGAATACAAGCCGCAAAATAATTACGCGAAGACGCTAATGCTATTAACATTGTTCTTAGCGGTATTGTCGTTGCAGCTTGGGTATGAAAAGGCGACGAAACTCTACGGACGCACAGAATATCTAATAGAGCGGGTAAAGAACATACCGAACACGTTCGAGTTGAGGTTTTAAAGGCGACCTATAAAAATAAATAAAAATAAAAATAAAACCCTTTTTGGGTTCGTACGGTATAAACTTACTGCTCTGTTAGATCGCAGTACGCGCTGTCGAAGTTGCACTTATTAATCAAAATGGAGTCCCGCTCACCGGAATTTTCTTTAATCGCGTACTGCGCCGCCAATTTGCACAACTCGTGCAGGTCCGAACCCGACATTCCGTCCGCTTTTTCCGCGAGTTCTTCCAAGCTCACGTCATCGTCCAAGGGCTCCCCCTTTACTACTTTTTCCAGAATTTGCTTCCTGGAATCTTTATCGGGAAGATCAACCTTGACGTGGAGCCGCATCCTCCTCTTGAGAGCAGCATCCAAGTTGTCAATTCTGTTAGTGGCGCCGAAAACTATGACGCCCGGGTCTCTCTGGTGAATGCCGTCCATTTCCGCGAGCAGCGATGTTTTTACGCTCGTGACGTGACTTTGGTCTAGAATATTTCTGGTTCCGCAGAGGCCATCAATTTCGTCGAAGAAAACTACACAAGGCTTTATTTTATCGGCGATAGAGAATATTGCGCCAACTATTTTTTGGCTTTCGCCGTAAAACTTGTTTTCTATGAGGGCACTTGTTACGTTAATAAAGGAACCGCCTATTCTTTTAGCGACGGCTCGAGCCATCATGGTTTTTCCAGTTCCTGGGGGTCCGTAAAGGATGATTCCGTTTGGGGGTTTGAGTAGGTTTCTTCCGGTGTATATGTTGGGGTTTAGGGTGGGTTTAATGACGAGTCTGTCTATATTATCTTTGAGGGTCTCGTTGCCGCCGATGTCTTTGAAGTCGATGTCGATGTCTTCGCTTCTGACGATGTTGGTGAAGACGTCTTTTTCGTAGCTGGAAAGGGCCATGGGGTTGATTCCGTAGTTGTTGTAGATGTTCCACATGGAGGATATGTCTAAAGAGCTAGAGGATGCAGAGCCTTCCATGTAGGTAATGAAATAGTTGATGGCGAGGCTAATCAATGTCATTATGAGGGTCATAATGATCGCTTTTAAGAATGAGCGAAATCCAGACCCGTTATTTGAGTTGATATTTCCGTAAAATTGCGGCATTTTGCAAATAAGTTTGAAAATAATAATGATTTATAGACCGCATAAAATCTTGGGTAATAGTTAAATAATGAAGGATTCGTACAGCAGGCACGCCGAAGATCGTTTTATACACGCTAATTTTTTCTCTAAAAGAACGAAACCCGGCTTCTACGTAGATTTGGGGGCCGGTGATGGCGTGCAAAACAACAACACCTTAGCATTTCAGAAAATGGGATGGCGAGGAATATTGCAGGAAACTCCCGATCTATTGGAGGAATTGGTGGAAAACAGACACGGCACTGGGGTCATGTTCTCCGATATCTACGTTGGAACAGAAAAAGGAAAACTAAACGAGCTATTTAAATCCGCAAAGATTACGGCAATAGATTTATTCTGCATTAATAAAGGAGGGAACGTTATCAACATCTTAAAACATATGAACTGGAATATACCAGTTGGCGTATGGTGCATAAATTTCGACAAACACAAGGACGATAAGAAAGAAGCAGCAGATCTATTGAAAAAGTACGGATATACGTTCTACGTCAATTATCACGGCTCAGAAATATGGGTAGGAACCGACCTTGAAAATTTCAACGGCGAAACCGTGATTGAAAAATCAAACACGAAAGTTAGCACGAAAACTACGGCAATGAGAATTCTAGTTCTTTTTGCGCTCACGGAGTTGGTTCTACAGGTCGGAAAGTAATGCGTCCAATTCGGAAGGGTGGTCGTCGAAGTAATTTTCGACCTTTTCCATTTGGAGTTTAATTTTCTTGTGTGGCAAAGAGGATGTTGCTAATTTTTTAAAGTCATCGTCTCTGAGTTTCATAATAAAAGCCTTGAGGCCGAGTTTTGTAATACCCTGCGCGCCTTTTATTCTATTAAAAGTCGCAGTTTCTAAATCTGTAGGAGAACTTTCGCTCGATGTCGATATTAGTCTTTTAGCCGATAGGAGAGGCAAAAGATCGGCGAATATTTTAGAACCCTGTTTTGTGGTCCAGAAAATCTCCATTTCTTTGTTTTTAACGGCGTCCATATCTGAAGGAAGAACGCCGAAAATTTCGCCAAGTTGGTCGTATTCTAGACCTGCGCCTATCAATACGTTGGCGTAATAAGTCATCACGGCGAGCAAAGAATTTCTTTTATACTTTTTGGGAAGACCTTTTCCGTCGGGTAAAGATTTCATATATTGACCCACGATGGACGCGGTTATCTGTAGAAGGTTGTTGTATTTTCCGATCTCCCACTCCTTTTTAAACTCCGCGAAAATTTCGACGAATTCTTCTACGATCTTTTGAAAATACTGCTCGTCCGCTGGTCTATTTTCCTTCGCAAAGATTTTAGGAAACCCGGTTTCTACGACTTTACCCTTTTTATCCACGTATTCCGTAAAAGCCGGCAGCTTCCACCTATTATAAGCATTTTCTCCGAGGTCTGGTCCGTATCTGCCCCCGCCTATCAAAAGCCAAGTGTGTCCGCACCTTGTGCAAACTACGTCTGCTCCGGCGAAGCCTCTGTGAACTATGTCGGTAGATTCGCAAAGAGGACATCTTAATTCTAAACCGCGGGGGGAGCCGGGGTCATTTTCTAGGGAACTGGAGGAACTGGAAGGGCTGGAATCTTTTTTTGAGTTTTTTTTCCAAAGAGCTTCTAGTTGTTTGGGTGTTGCTTGCGGGTAAGCGGATCTGTATATGGGGAATGCGTAGATGACTTTTATTATAAGAAGTAGAAGTTCTCTGCAGTGTGCTTGTTTCTTTTTGTTTTTGTGAGTGCAGTTCCATCTTTTCATTTTTTCTTCGAGAGCAGCTCTGTACATTAGTCTAACTCTTTGTGGGTTGTCTGTTTTTATTTTAATTTTTGGCATATTAATATTGGCAAACATTAAAAAAAAATGTGGATTAATATTAATATGAAAGAAACAGCGGAACAAATAAGCGCAAAAGGCGTTTGGAAAGTAAGGCGAGAGTGCGGATACGATGAAAACGGATTAAACTTGGATGATTTCAAAGATATAGTTGCCAAATTCTTTTTTGATTCTAAGTTCAAGACGGGTGATTCGTTTAATATAACCACGCCTTCTAAAATTTCAATTGATATGCCTGTGGTAAAAGTATCTTGGACGAAAAAGGGAGGTTTCTTTAGAGGAACTACCAACGAAACAAATACGAATTTCATAACAAATGTCGCGAATTACAAAAATACAGTAAAACAAGACAAGAAAAATCAGAAGAAGTACTGGGAACGCTGGTTTTCGTGCTTTTTCCACCCCACGATTTACCTAGAATACGAACGCCTCATTCTTCACACCGAATTTAAGAAACGCTACAGCGAAAAAAAAGAAACAAAAGAAAACCCAGACAAAAACCAAGACTACATAAACAAAACCACCAGAAAAATGTTCCAACCCTTTTGCAAATCAAGAACCAAGTTTATAAAATGCTACACCGATACAGTTAAACCCGCGTTCTTTTGCGAAGGCCTTTTCGCACGGCTAGCCAACGACGATAATGCGCGAAGAATTGTAATAGACCTCCTAAAATCGCTGGGCCACTCCAGCATAGATAAAGAGATGGAAGAATTCTCGGAAAACGATGACGTAGATCCCGCAACTCGCGCGTCAAACAACAGGAAGAAGCGTTTTGATAATAAACCGACCAAAAAGAAATCTATAGAAGAACAAATAGAAGAAACCAAACTTAAGTTGTCCTATTTACAAGAAGAAAAAGAAGACGACGAAGAGAGTACAGTCGCCGACGACGAGCTCGAAAACCTGAGGGTCGAGAAAAAAGCGCAGTTCGGAAAGGCCCTTCACTCCACCGCTTCGGTTATTACCTTGTGGAACAGAGCAAAATCACCGGAAGATTACAGAAATGTCGTTCGATTATTTAAGATGTACGAGGCGGTTTCCTTTAAAAATCCAAAAGACCGGAAGGTTTTGCACAAGTTAATGGTTCGCAGCAGAAGATTTTTTTAACGCGCCGCTTTTCTTTTTAGCGACAAATCTTGTAAAAAACCACGTAAATTCGTCTTTACGCTTCTCTTTGAGCGCCAGAAGCTTAATGGCCTCGAGAACCTCCGGGTTGTTGATGCCGAAGTTTAGATTTAGAACTTTGCACGCGTTCTCTACCTTGTTTTTACTTATTATCCGTTGATTCGAACTAGATATAATTTTATACGGCAAAATGACTAGATTCTTCTTTGGCTTTATATTTTTCTTGTAAAAAGACGACGTCAGCCTAGTTACTGGAATACTCACCCCGTGAGAGCAGTCGTTTATGCTGATAGCGTCGCTTGAAACATTATTCCTTAAAGAATCCATAAGACTGAAGTCGTTTGCTATGTCGCACATTTGTTCGAGAGAGCAAACGGCTTGCGGGTAGTTTTGATGCAAACTGTAAATTAGAGAGAACGTATCGCATTGGCTCGTGCGATATTTATCTTCGAAAGTTTTGTATGTGTTTTTTATAAGTTCGGTTACTAGATCTGGCGTGAGTATTTCTTGGTCGCGGTCCATTACGATGTTTTTGGAGTTTTTAACGAGTGTAATTTCGAGGTTTTTGATTGTTGCGCGGACGTCTCCGTTGGATTGTTTGAAAGTGTTGTCTCCAAAGTCGTACGGGGTTCTCTTTCTTTCTAGGCGCACTATTTTACTTACGAATTTTTTAAGATCGTCTTGATGCACGCGGGTGAATATTATTGATTTGATATTTTTTATTTTGTTGAGTTTTCTTATCATTCCGGAAGCTGCGGTGCAAAAAACGCGCACGTTTTTTTTTTTTACGCATTCTGTCATGATGTTCATAAATTCCTTTTCGGTTTGTATTTTGAGATCTATGTCGTCGATGAGTATGAGTTTATTTTTTTTGGCGATGACGTCGTTAAAAACTTCTAAAATGGTAGGTTGGTGTTCGCCTTTCAGTATAGCATTTATTTCCTGTATAGATTTATCTTTGGTCGTTATGATATTCGCAGTGTCACCGTACGTCGTTTCTATTAATTCCAATAAAAGGCTCTTACCAACTCCAGGTGGAGCGTACATAATGGCCAATCTTTCCTCTGAATTGTAGTTTGAGATCCAAGTTTTTACGGTTTCTATTTGCAATTTATTTCCTATAAAATCTTCGATTTGTTTGGGTTTGTATTTCAAAGACAAATCTGCATTGTTTATAATGTCTATAGCTTGTGAATTTTGCGATTTGGGTAAATTTTTAAAAGGCGTTAGTTCCATCTAAATTATTAAGGTTTCTACTTTTAAATATGGAAAACGAATTGCAAAATCAAACGCAGAATTTAGAAGAAATACCATTCATCAAAAATACATTGGATAATATAGCAGACAATCTGCTCGCCCGCTATAATAGAACGATAACTATACATATACTAGTAATTTTGTGCATTCTCATTCTAAGCATTTTGCAAACTGTGCTCATTTCAAAATTACTTTTAAAAAATTAAATCAAAATTAAAATATTTATATTATAATAACAACAATGCTAAAATTATTAGAAGGTTTAATAAGACATTTATCTTTCAGCAACATGGTTTCCGAGAAATTTACCCAAAGCCCCACAACCGACGAGGCTGAATCGTCATCCTTAGGTTCGGTATTATTAATTTTTATCTTAGTCGTAGCTTTAAGAGTTGCCATCGTATATCTGTTAGGAAGCTACCTTTACAACTTGAGCGTCGCAAAATCTTTCGGCGTTAAAGAAATAACCGGATCCCAAGCGGTCGCTTTGTCTATTTTATTAGATTTACTTATGTAAATGTCAGATGATACCATCTTTATCAGCATCGTCGCGTACAGAGACCCGCAAGCTCAGATAACAGTCAGAGACATTATTAAAAATGCCAACCATCCCAAAAATATAACGATAGCCGTGATAGAACAAAATCTACCCGATGACAAATTTCGCGTTACAGCAGAACCAAACGTGAAAGTTATGAGAAATGTAGAAGCTAAGGGACCCGCTTGGGCGAGATTTTTAGCTTCTACGTTGTACGCAAACGAAAAGTGGTACTTGCAAATCGACTCGCATATGAGATTCTGTCCCGGATGGGATACAGATATGATAGAGCAAATTAAACCGTTCGAGAAAGAAAAGTGCGTCTTTACGTGCTATCCTCCTCAAAATTTACCCACGTCCGATGTTCCGGTGAAGAGCATAACCCAAAAGTGGAGCAAAGATATAGATGACCACATAATAGCAGTAGGTTCCATAATCCCGGCAACAAAAGAACCAAGCGTCGGCATTTTTGTAAGCGCCAATTTTTTATTTTTCCTCGCGAAACCTTTTCTTCTAGAAATACCCTTCGATCCAAACCTGAAGTACATATTTCAGGGCGAGGAGATACTGCTATCTGCGCGCTTATTCACAAGGGACTGGGTCGTTTTTCATCCTGGAAAATGCGTTTGTTCGCACGAATACGGGCGGCACGACTGTCCCAAAATATGGGAGGACTCCCCTCAATTTTGCGAATTCAACAAGGACGCGGTTCAAAGATACAGGTATCTCACCCACCAACTTCCCGATAAACCTCCTCCCAATCTCTACGGCGAGGGTACCGCTAAAACTATGAAGGAATGGAAGGACAAAATTAAACTGTTCGACTGAATTCTTCGTAACCTCCCGATAAATGCTTTATTTTATGTTTCGACAGCTTAAATATTTGAGGCCACGACACGCCGTATTGTGTCGTGGACTGAGGTATAACACTTGCCATTTCCGTTGCGTCTCTTTCTATTTCTGTTCTATTCGCTATGTGGCTTACTTTTATTATTCGCACTTTTTCGCCGTTTGAGCGTATTTTTAAACCCAACTTTTTGGCTTCTTCGCTGTAAGGACAACCTGGTGACCAAAATATAATGTACGTCATTCCGTCTTCTTGAGCTCGTTTTATCTTAGAGGCGATTCCCATTTTAATTTCTTTATCATTACTAAAGATATTTAAATCATGGTAGTACCTCCAAGATACAGAACCCCCGAAGAAAATAAAGAATACAGACGGGTTGCAACATTAAGGAGAAAAGAGAGAATTGTACGAGACAGAATTGCGGATAAACGAACTCCCGCAGAGAGGGAAAAACCGCTTAGAAGATCTAAACCTTCAATAGGACCCGGTGAAATGAAATCAGAACACAAAAAGATTTTGTTAACGAAAAGAAAAGAGAAAAGAGAATCCGAAAAGCGGCGTATGTCTCTAAGCAGAGGCGAAGAAGGGTCAGAAAAAAAAGTTCCGGCCAGAAAAAGAATATTTGATTCGTTTGGGGGCGAAGCAAATTATAAAGGAAATGCGGGATATTGGACTTCTTCCGAAAGAAGCTCGAGTTCTTCGGGTGAGTCATCTAAAAAGTCTGGTACGAAACCGAAAGGACCGCAAAGGCCTCAAGGCGGACAAGGCGGACAAGGCGGGCAAGGTGGAATGAGTAATATGCTGTTACCGTTGATGTTAATGAGAGGTGGGATGGGTGGTAATAAGCCAAATGACGCTGAAATTAAGGCGTTGCACGAGCAGAACGAGAAAGATAAGGCTGCGGCTAAAGATGCTATTGATAAGATGAAAACGTTGATGGTAACGTTAGAAGAGTTGAAAGAAACGGTTAAAAGGGAGCACGAAAACTTGGATAAAAGGAACCGAGAAAAGGGTTGTAAATGTTCGTCTAATTCTAAAATAGAAGACAAGGTGGAAGAGTTGAGCGATAGGTTGGAAGAGTCGGACGTTGTTGAAGCTCTGGAAAAATGTAGAAAAACACTAAAAAAATACAAGAATCACTTGGAAAAGTTGCACGGGTATTCTATTTACCTTCAAAAATTAACACTCAAAATACAGTACAAATTAAAACACAACATTAACAAGGCTAGATCTCTTTGTTCTAGCAAAAAAAGGAAAAAAACACGCAAAAGCAAAAAAAAATAGTTGTATTGTTTAAAGATGGTTAAATCACACTACGATATTATTAATAAAGCTATTAAAAGAACTTCCCGCGAAAAAGTAACCCACCAACTCCTATCCTTTGCCAAAAAACACCCCTCTAAAAAAACATACGCCGTAAAACTCGCAAGAGCCACGTATTTTGGAGCTCAAAGATCAACACTAGACCGCACCGTTCCTCCCTTTCCTCCAGCGGTCACCAGCCCGTATAGTGCTCGCGGCCCATATACAGTGATACAACCACCAGCCCCGCAACGCAGAGGCGGCGTAAAAATACCACCTGAAAAACACGAATTTTACGACGCCCGGAGTTCGCCCGACGTCCAGGTTAAATCGGCTGTAACGCCTACGCCGCATATTCAAACTACCCTGGACAAACAAGAGTACTCTCCCAAAATATTACAGAAAAGCGACGTAGCCGGATCGGAAGAATACAGAAAGGCGGTTGAACAAGCGAGAGAACTTAATCAAAACGTAGAATTGCTTAAGACTAACGTGTCCGACTTAAAAACGCGTCAAGAGAAATTAAAAGAGCTTAACGGAACCTTAACGACGCAGAGGGATAGGCTAAGAACGGAGCTTGCCCAGAAAACTAGCGAGATTCAACGGCTAAAAACTGCAGAGGCAGCTAACAAAGAAAGAATTACCCAATTAACCACGGAAAGAGACGCGGAAAAACGGAAACTCGAAGAGACCAAGTTGCAATTAGCGAACGTTAGACGGTCGTTAGACACCGAGAAAGCAGCGCACACAACAGGACTAGAAAAAATGACCGAACTACAAAGACAACTGACAGCGGCCCAGCAACGTTATACGAGTGAAATGGAGAATATGCAAAGAGCTCAAGGAGAAGCTATCGAGACCGCAAACAGAGAAGGGGTGCAAAGGCTTGAGGCAGCATTAGCAAATAAAGCGCGCGAGTGGCAAGCCGATAGAGATGCGTTAAGCAACCAAATACAGTCAGAAAAAGATAAGGCCGTGAGAATAGGCGCCGAACTAAAACAGTTAAAAGATAAATACAAGGCGCTGTCTCAAGCGAAAAATGAGGTAGATGAAAAACTGAAGAGTTTGGATGAGCGTTTGAAGCAAGAAAGAGCGCTTAAGGAAACTTCGGAGGGTTTAGCGAGGAGACTGAGTAAAGAAGTGAGCGATAAAGAAAAACAGCTCACAAATATTAGAACTGAATTGACGAGGTCAAATGAGCAATTGGAGCAGTTGAAAGTTGAAAACGGCAAATTATCCGAACAGGCCGCGGCGTTGGCAAGGCAACTCGATATTGCAAAGAAGAGCGGGCAAGGAAATAACGAAGTCCTAAACGCGATGATATTATTAAACAATATGAATGCGGAATCCTCGATAGAATATAAAAGCGCATTCGAACAATACGACAACGACATAGCGAAAATAAACAAGGGAATAGCTGGAATTGTGTCAGAAATCGCAACTATGTCAAAACAAATCACGACGAGCGACTTTGGCAAAAAATCCAAAGCGGCTCGCGGGAAAAAACAACCCACGAAAAAAGCCGAACGCAAAAAGCGTTCAGAGCGTTCGGAAAAACGGAAGTAACCGATTACTGCTTCTTTTTATCTTTTGACGCGCTAATGATGAGACGTCGTTTGAGAACTCGAACTGACGTAACCTTGAAACCGGGCTTAACCCACAAAGTAAATTTACCAGAGCCAGAAATCATAGTTTTGGTTCCTTGCGGACGGCGACGTCTAATAACGGGTTTTTTATCGTTATTAGAGATCGGTTGAGGTGGTGAAGCGGCGGGAGCGGGCGAAGCGGCGGTATTTATTTTTCTAAGTTTTCTTTTTTTTCGGGCAAGTCTATTTTTGAGCTTTTTAATGTTTATTTTCTTCTGTTCCTGTTCCCAGGCGAACATGTCTCTGTCCATTTGTTTCAGGTTATTTCTCGCTTTTTTTAGGTTTCTGACAGTTTCTTTTGTTCGTTGCGCGGAGGAATTAGGCATTTTACTAAAAGCAGATATTTTTATTATTCGTCAATCTGAAAATTAGTGGGCTTGTACTTTTCAACAACCTTTTCGCTCTGCTCGCTCTGCTTGCTCTTAAATCCCACATTCTTAACTTCAAATCCGTTTTCTTGATACCAACGACTCCT